CATACCACATACGACGCTGTGCTTGTGAAAATGTCGCCCCTGTCGCAGTCATTCCGATTGAATTACATATCAAATTGAACTTGTCATACTTATCCCACAAACTGCCTAAAATCTGTCTCATATTGATATTGGTAAATGTAAAAACATTAAAATTGGCATTTCTTGACCCAAACTGATTTGAGGCAGCAGCACCCCCACTTGGCAAAATAGTTCCGCTCAGTGTGAAATTGACCTGCTCGTTTTGATACAGCATTGTGTATGGACTTCTGTAAATCTTGGTGTCATCAATCGGCACAAATGCCAAAAAGAAAATACGCTGAGTTATTGTTGTGGGTGCTCCTGTTTCATATACATATTGAAGCGTTAATTGGACATTATTGCTATCAGGTTTTATCATTACAAATGTTCTCGTATTTGCGGAGCGGTTAAATTGGCGTGGTATTGCTGTCGCAATCGCCAAGTTGGATTCATCTATCGCCGTTTGAAATCCCGCTGTTTTACCCTGATACGATGCCTGAATCAGATTCAGACCATTTTGATAAAGGGTCGCCATACCAGCAACCGTTGCTGGATATGTATCATTAATATACATTTTGAAATACTTATATTTGCTCCACAGCGTTTCTCCTAAAACAATTCTCAAATCAAAATTGAAAGTCACCGTCATATTATCAGCACTTATTACTCCTGTTTGTGATGGGGTTGTTGTTAAAGACCCACTATTGAGCCATAATTTTGCTATTTCTTGGTCCATTTGTAATAAACGGAGATTTTATTATAAATTGTTTAATATCTGGCATAGCAGACGCCGTTCTCATAAACCATGACCTGGTCATAGCAAGCGAAGGCAGTCTGGAGCACAGTGATGGCAGCACCAGTTGCTTGGTAATAGTTAATGATACTGAAGATATCACTTGTGTTGGTGTTGGTTCCGGCAAAGATGGACGCCTTGTCAGCATTCTGGTACACCTCCATATCAATGCCAATCAAGAAAGCACCCGAATCCTCGGTAGATGCCTCTATCAAACTGGCAACAGTGTTGGGAACGTTGAGCGCATAAGCAGTGTTATCAATGGAAGGCTGAACTTGTAAATCAGCAAGAGAACCGAAGCACTTAACAGCCTCGGAGTAAATCTCGGGGATGGATGTGGGCGCGGTTGAGGGTAGGACCTCGGAACCGACTCTGAATTGGTATCCGACAGAGTTGGCACTTCCAAGGCCGAAAGCGCAGTGGGACGAAGGCCATTGAGCAGCAAGACCCGCGGTTTGACGAGTAGCAACAACAATGTTCTTAAGGGAAGAAAACTTGGCAGGAATGGGGAAAGAAACCTGAGTTTGAGTAGCATCAGGAAGATTTGCCGAGTTTGTGTATGAGCGCCATGACGGGAGAACCATCTGCATGGGGCTGGATGAGCCAGACTTAATGGCAGAGACGGCACTATCGGGCAGCTCCAAGAACTCGCCGGCATAGTTGATTCCAGTGGCCGTAAAGTTAAGACCAGAACCACCTTGAACCATCATAGAGCGGATGAGGGAAGACTGGAGGACAAGCTCTACTCTGAGGGGAGCAGCAGTCATCTCAAACAATGGGAGATACTTCTCACCCGACAAAGCACCAACAAGGGATACCAAGTTGATGGCAAAGGGGAAAGGAGTTCCAGCAGCAGTGGTAGCAAGAGCACCAAGAGCACGACCTCTATTGACAGAGCGACTGTTCAACAAGGTGGCAGCAGCAATGGCACCAGCAGTGGCAACGGAGTATTCCTCGTTGGTTCCAGTGGTTATGGCAAAGCGACCTTTGACGGCATCTTCAGGGGCTTGGAAGTCATACAGAATCTTGGCAAGCTGGCCATAGTTATCAATATCCTCTAATAAATTGGACCCGTGAAACACTCTAACCCTCTGGATAAAATTGTGCCATCCGCAGGACTCTAATGTAGAACTGGTAGAGGCACCGCCTGTGGAAAACAAGTTAAACTGGCCTCTCAAGTAGGACTCGGAAGGAATCAGGACGGTATTGGCGCGGGTAGGAATATTGATGGTAATGGTATCTCCGGGGTTGTATGTGCCCGTACCACCTTGAGGTTGGATTAAAGTCAAATAGCGGCGTGCGGGTGCAGATTCAACTTTAGACTGGTATTTGAGGTTCGCAGGAATCATTTTATATTATCCTCGGAGATAAAAACATTTGGAAATCGTCTAAATGTTTTTGATATTTATCGTTTGAGGACATTTCGTTCTAAACCCCCGGAAACTTTTCGTTGAAGAGCTTCCTCTACTTGTTTCATCGCCGGGCGAACTACAAGGGGAACCTTTTGTCCAAAACGAGCCATACCCAATGGCATTTTGTAGCCTATCATTGCTTTTCCTAAAACTTTCTTGTGGCCAATCATTATACCCTATACCAAGATTTTATTAAATAAACTTGATACAATCCAGCTGGAGCGTCATCTGGTAATTGATGCCATTCAAGTCTATAAGCCTAGACTCATTGTCTAAAAGCCTTATTTGTATTTGGTCTAGTTTATTGACATACAGATTTGTTCTAAAGTTATTCGGATTCTCATATGTGATAATAGAGAACGGCGCCACATAGACTGGTATCGTCGCCATGATATTCTGATTGTATGCCTGCGCCACATTGATATTGTATGTGGGAAAATTGACCTCTACGTTGATGGCTCGTATCTGATTCAGATTCACACAGTCCCGACCATATAAAAGGTTCCCCGCGCTGGTTGTATTGGTCGTTTTGCTAAACCCAATGATATGATTAAATGTACCTGCGTATATTGTAAAATTGCTGCTTGAGTGCGTTATGAGTATTTTGCTGGTAATGCTGCTATACGTGATTGTATAACCAGCCCCCATCGCTATAGTCAATACATCAATGAGCTGTGTTATATTGTAGTTGCCAGGTTGAATATAATATGTATTTACAGCCCCAGCTACAAGCCCCCAACTGAATGTATTATCAAAGCTGGTTATGGAGTAAAACGAATATGGGATGCTCGCATTTTGGAGTGAGAGGTAAATATGATGTCCATCCGGTATCTCTATCACTGGCAAATAATAAACACAATTCGCAGTGTTTCCACCTACCGTCTCGGTTGCGTATCGCGAGTTTAAGTATATTTGAAGAGATTCAACGTGGTCCATTAGTTATAATAATGCGAGATTTTCTAAACCTTCTCTCCGTTCTTAGTAATAAGTAGGTGATTAAAATTGCGGTATATAGCATTCTCTATGGTGTCAATATCTAGGTGTGCGTATTCTTTTTCAAAGACATAATCGTAGAGGTTCTTCGCATCATCTTCTTTCATCTGGAGCAATTCCTGATTGATGGAGTTCCACTCCTCTCTGTTCTTCGGTTTAAAAATCGTGGCGAATGTGGTTTGCTTCCGCAGCATCTTCGGCATATACAGATACGACTGGAGTGTGAAAATGAAGCACGTGTTGAGGTGGCGCGCTTTGATTAACATCGTATTCAACAATCGCTGGACGTCCTTCTCTTTCAGTGTGCTCGCCATATCGTCTATGATGACACAGTTGTATTCCATCTCGTCGTCGTCGTCGTGCTCCTCCTTGCGCTCTCTAAGTTCTTTATATAAGTCTTCTAAGCTATCGCGGGTCAGCTCGTTATAGACCTTGTCGTGCTTTTCAAATGGATGGTTTGCCACACTCTGGAAACTAATCGCCGGGGTGAATAAATACAAATGGTGAAACTTACGGTGGTATGCCCCACCCCTTCTAAACTGATTCAGCAACAGCGACGTCTTACCACTGCCGCCAGAACCAATCATTAAGTAAATCATTCCATTACGGCGCGATATCCCCTCTACAATATCGGGGATATATTTATTCATCTTCTCTTTGATAGGTTTCGTCTCCTTGATAGAGGCATTGGGCACTTCACTAATATCGAGAGGCATTATAGGGTATGCCGAGATATTTAGGGCGTTGTTTAATTAAGGCAGAATTATTTTCCACCTCTATGATATACAATGGCAGACACTGAACCTGACGATGACACCGAGTCGCTGACTAAATCCAAGACCAAAAAGGAGAGGACCCCAGCGCAAATCGCCGCATTTGAGAAAATGAAAGCCGCCGCTGCCGCTAAACTGGGCAATAAGGCGATTGACCCCCACAAGAAGGCCGTGCTGGCTATGGTAAAAGAGAAGCTGAATGGACCACCGAAAGGAGCGGCTCCGCCGCCCGATAGTGATAGCGAGGAGGAAGTCGTATCAGCAGTGGAGGAAGTGGAGGTCCCTCCCGCGAAGAAGGTCAAGGCCCCCAAGGTTGTAGAGGAGGTTGTAAAACCACCCAAGAAGAGCAAGGCCACCCCCTTGCCAGTTGAGGAGGATTCATCCAGTGAAGAGGAAGTCATCGTGGTGAAAAAGAAGAAGAAGCCAAAGAAGAAGACGATTATCTATGAAGAATCGTCATCGGATGAAGAACCCGCACCACCTAAGAAGGAGGTCCGTGAGACCCGTGATACTAAGACGCAGCAGAATAAAGCATCGCGGTTTAAGGTGTCGCTTCCGGAGACAAAACCGTCTGGTCCAGTGTACTATTTTGCTGACTAGCGCGCCATTCGGCGCGACGCGCCTCTACCTTTTCCAAGTCTAAGGCTATTTTGCGCCTACGCGCCTCGGTAGCGGATATTTTGGGCTTTGGAGGCGGTTTAGGTGGATTCACTTTGATTGCCGGGTCGTGCGGCGGGTCCGCCCTTTTCCGATGCTTCCCATCATTGGCAATGTAGCCCTTCTTCTTATCCCGTTCGCGGGACTTTTTCAGATTGTATTCATCCTTGTGTGTAGAGTACCACAGCTGCCACGCAATCCGTTGTTTCTCAGCGGGTGTCATATTCGGTGCTACGTCGCGCATTATAATATCATAGGTTATTATAATGATAATTGCTAAATCCACACGCGCAGGTAAGCGCTTTATGGCTACATTCGCAAATGGAAAGGTCGTTCATTTCGGGGCGGCCGGAGGCCGCACCTACATAGACCACGGCGACGAGGCAAAGCGTCGTGCCTACATCGCCAGGCATAGTAAAAACAATGAGAACTGGACGAACCCCTACAGCCCGGGAGCGCTGTCAAGATGGCTACTTTGGGGCGACTCTACATCTATGGATACAAACCATCGTATGTTTATGAAGAACTTTAAAGTCAGCTAATGTAGGCGTTTTATAAGTGTATCAATTACACTTATGAAAAGGAGTTAAAGCGGGGGGTGGTGCCAAGTCGGGTCTCCGATGGAGACCTTTAATTCAGTTCTAGGGGGCAAGTCGGCAAGGTAGGTTTTGCGCGGCGGTGGAAAAGTGGGAAAAATCCGATATTGTCATTTAATTCTTAGAATAAACTACAATATCGGAAAATCCCCACTTTTTAATAATCCCCACCACCCTCTTCATCAACACATATTTGGTCATCCTCAATGAATAGCTGCGCCTCCAACTTCTTAGTAGGTTCCTTCAAGAAGTTCATACAAAGTTCTTCTAATTGGGGAAGCCAAGGTTCCATTTCCTCATTCAAAAAATACGACACATCCTTCGTCTCACTTATCCTAGTACAAATGATATTTGCCTTGAAAGCGGTATTTATAATAGATTTATAAAGCTGATTTTTTGAGCTTGTCTTGGAAAGAGTCCGAAACTTGAACTCTTTAAAAATCTGTTCCACCACACCGGCAGACATTTTGATTTGTTTTTTGGATGCTGGCACAGAAAAAACTGACTTCCATTTATTCTCATCCTTGATACAATCAAACACTGTCGTTTCGCCGTTGTGGTCAATGAGTCAATCTACAATGCCGAACATATTAAGATTCCACGCATTTTGAACTACTTCTACTTGCTTCTCGTCAATTTCAAACTTAGAGTTGAAGTAGTATTTCTTCAACTGAAACTTCATATACATTGGGCAATCTTGCCCCATAATCAAATCCTCAATGGTTCCAGCGGTGATTGAATCAATGTCGGCAATGTTCTCGTAGCGATACTCAAAGTCCGCATTACAATACTCCTGAACCTCTTTACTGACGTCCTTGTCAATTACAAACTTATCCCTCTTCATCTTGTAGGGAGCTTTCTGGCAAAAAAGTTCAAATGATTTTCTGCGAGGCGCCTTATCTTCAATAAGACTGTCTTCGTATAGCCGGTTATAAACTGGGCATTTCATATCCTTGCGGTCATCTACATAACATTCTGTGTTAGATTGACGCCCCATATAGTATACATCGATTTCATCGGTTGATAGATTTCTGATACGAGCACTCACCTGAATGGATTGACGTGGTGTAATAAATGACGCCAGAAACATAAAAACCTTATCAAATCCGGCCATATCATAATTCACACCACATGTAATCACCGAATTACAAATAACACAGTCATATTGGCTCCACGTCTCATTTACATTTTGAAGACCCTTTTTGATTTTATCGTCTACGTCGCTATTGTACATTACCACGCGGCAATTGGCCGCGGTCTTTATCATTGTCATAATTTGTTCCATTGAAAATCGGTTTCCTCCTCCATTCTTGTAGGGATAGAAAATAAAACACTTTTTGCCAGTTTTAATAAATGTAATGATATGCTTCAGCGCGTTGCTGAGATAGTCCATATCATCCTTCTCCTCTTGATTTGTAGAATGAAATGTCAAAGTTTTTGATGGCTTAATATTGGATTGTAGAATGATATTAATTTTACACGCTGGGTCTATCAAGCGCAACAGGTTGATAGTCTTCATAGTGATGAACGCGTCAATCAAAATCACTTTTTTTGAATGGAGTATCAGATTTTTGAAAATGGCAAATGATTTGGCCTTCTCTTTCATAAAATCGCCCATAAATGCTTCAACCACGGATTCTATTTCATCTATGACCAGCGTTCGGTATTTTTTATCAAAGCTCAAATAATGGAGCGAATGTGCGCAGATACACAGATTTTTCTCACTGTTAAGTGCGCCTTTGGCTTTGGCTTTGGCATCAAAGGCCAGATAAGAAACGACCTCTACGCCAGAAGCCCTTGTCCGGCCAATGGTTCCAGAAACAAGGGCTTTATTATGTGCTATCCAGCAAAAACTGCCGCCGTTCTTCAAATAGTCAATTGTCTGAGCTGTCTTGCCTGAGCCCATTGTAAGATGGAGAATAGTTGCCTTGTATTCTTCGTCATAGTGTTCCTGTGATAGTCTATCAATGTGTGTCATAACAACATCGGCTGGCATATTGAATTGATTTGCGAAGGCGGTCATATGTTGGTCGCGCTTCAATGCGGGGTAGTAAAATTGGAGAAGTTTTTTCATTTGTGTGGGTTGAAATGGTGGAAACTTTTGTAATTTATTCCACATATCGCGACCGTCGCGCCTATCTTCCCAATCCGCCCATGTCAAATACTCGTCATATGAAATGCCATTGTAGTATGCGAATCTGGCAATATCGTGGATGTATTTGTATTCAAAATCGTTTTTGTTGTTTTTGTATGGAAGAAGCGACATCATTTCATGTGGGCTCATTCCCAAAATATTCAAGTTGCTGGGAGTTGGTAGGTTCAAATGAGGCAATCGTGCCATATTTATTTTTCCGCTTGCTTGTTGAATCGCAATTTGCTCTTTGAGTGGTTCGTCAAAATGGCAGTCAATCGGTTCGCAATAGTCGGGTATGAACGAGCAAATGAGATGTCTTCGGTAATCAAATCCGGACATTGGTAATTGGACGCGGCCATCAGCCTTGGACTGATTGATACATTTCATATTGCGATTCTTGGTATAGACTTTCCAGTCAAATGCGTCGTTTTTGGATTGTAAATATTTTACGGCGGATTTTACCATATCTCGCTCGGTGTCATTATGAATCACATAATTGTCGCTCACAATATGGTAAGACTCTTTTACATTATCAACGATAGAGCCTGATATGCCCCAATCGCCATTCGGCCAAATGGTGCGAATAGAAGCCAACACATTTTTCAAAATTGGCTCATTCACAACAGGCGTTTTACAATCAATATCAAAATACAATTTGTGTGGGTATGCGTCTATGACCTCATAAATGCCTGAGTTTTTCTTTATCAATTCGCATAGCTTTTCTGGAGAGCAATGAGACCACATTTTACCATATTTTTGTGTTTCGCTGAGAATTACCACTTCGCCTGGGCGTTTCATTTCAATTGCTTTTTTCATTGCGCCGCCGCTCTCGCTCGCGTTTTTATACCAGGTCAAGCTCCAAGCAGTAACAATTTTTAGTGGGGTGTCTTCGGGGGTGGTCATCGGGGATATATATACTGAATAGATATTATTTTAAATGGTTTTTGAAATAATACATCTAAATGACTTTCTCCTAAATATTATGGGTCCAGGAGGATTTGGCGGAAAATGGCGAACTCCTTATCCCGCCAATAGTATTTTTTATTGTTCTTGCGCACAACCTCATTTATGTGCGCTCTGTTTTTATCAGTCCACTCTCTCTGCCATTGGCGGATTTTATCAATGTTTTTGGCATTCCACTTAGCGGTGGCTTTCTTTTGGGCTTCGGTAGCGGGCATAAGATTTATATATTACTAATAGATACTTTTAAATGGTTTCTCCTAAATAATCGGGGTCACGCCAAATATCGCCCGGATGCGTCTCTTGGCGGCGGCGGCTTTAATTTTGACAATCGCTCAAAGAAGTTGCTGGTGATGGTGCGGTTCCTTCGCTCTTGTAGGCTCATTGGTGTGCGGAGTTGATTATCAATAAGGTATTGGATTTGTGCTACGGTAGGCATATACAATAAAGGCCGACTATTTTCGCCAACAGAACACGTTTTCACCATAGGGATGAAAGATGCTTCTTCTCTGGTTTGGCATCGGGATAACTGTATCGGCAATACGCCCAATGGAGGCTTTATACACGTCGTAGATTTCGTTGCTAACGGCAACACAGTACCAGCCGCCCTTTGACAAATGCTGCCAAGATAGTTCGCACAACACGGTATAAAAATGGTTCCACTCATCGCGTGTTCTTATACATTGACCAGTATATTTTTCTATATTGTAATAGGGCGGATTGTAGAGGACCATATCGTATTCGGTCTCCGCATAGTTGAAGTCTAAGCACGAAATAAAGTTCATATCAATTTCGGTGGAACTGTGTTTATGAAGCAGCGATACCATATCCATATAGGGGCGCTTCAATGCTTGGTTGGTGTCGCACCCAATCCAGCGAGGGACACCAGCCGCGCACGCGGCCGTAAGAAGGCCACCCCAGCCGGCACAAGGCGACAACACACACGTGGGCTTGAATCGGTCATACACGGACATTGCTATGTGGGGCTGAAAGACATTAACAGACCCAAAGTAGAGATTGAATACGCGATACATCACCCAAATGTCAGCACGCCACGGTTCAGTATCAAAATACCACGCGAACATATTCTGGACATAGGCCTTCTCCAAGCACCCTCCAACATTGTTCAAAAAATCAATAAAAGAGATACCTTCCTTGCCGATAGTATTCAGCCTCTCGGCGTGCGTAAAATAATTGACGAAGTCGGCGCCCACGCGGCATTTGAGTTTTGGATTTCCTCTAAATAACGCCAGCTGGTAAAAATCCAATATGATTTGTTCAGTTGTGAGATTGGGATAGATGATTCGTGAAATTGCTAAATTGTCCATTATAGAATAGATGTAGAGGAAAAAAACAGCTATACCCCGTGCGTCCGCTCGGGGTAAGCACTTCAAAAAATGCGCCCGCATTTTATGAATAGAGGCGAACCTCTTGTTTTTGTTTTGTGTGTATATTTATTTTCTGAGACGCATATGTTGAATCATCGTAATGGATGTCACATTAAATGCGTCGTCAAGATTAATGTGGAATAATCCACTCGTCCCCTTGGCCGTGCGGCGCATACCGGACCTTTCCGCAAATGCGAAGTGGTTGAACAAACACACCGTAAAGTGCTCTTGGGTCTCGCCCTTGCTGGCGTGGATGCCGTGGATGACCTGGAATTGGTTGTATTCTGTCTCCATCAGTGTAGCCATATCTCCACCCATACCCATAATTTCTGCCAAGATTTTGGAAATGAGCCCCTGCTCAAATCGGGTAAAGCTCTGTGCCTTGTTGAAGCTGATATCGTATTTGATTTCTTGTGCCATTTTGTCTGTCGTGTCGTTTATTGTGAAGTTCATATAAGTTTGTTTTAAATTATGCTTCCGGATAACGCCACGTAAAAGATTTCAATTTTTCAGCCGGAAAATTGTATCACCGTATTTTAAATGAACATCGCAATCCCCAGCTATCAACGTCCCAACGCTATCCGTGAAAAAACTCTGCGTGTCTTGGCTGAACACGGCATCGCCAAAAATCAAATCCATATCTTCGTTGTCAGCGCAGAAGAAGCCGCATACAAAGAATCTCTCGGGTCCGACTACAATATCGTCGTGGGGGAGTTGGGACTCGTAGAACAGAAACGATTCATTGAACACTATTACCCAGAAGGTCATCACATTCTTTTTCTGGATGATGACATAGAGGCAATTGATTTAGACGTTTTCGCAACGCTCGGCGACCTGATACAAACCGCCCACAAAGAATGCGTGGCACGCGGTGCTTTCATATGGTCCGTCTATCCAGTGTGGAATCCTTACTTCCGCAAAACTAAGGAGCCTCTATCAACCTCATTGAAAATGTGCATCGGTGGATTCACTGGTATTATCAACCGTCCCGATAATGAAGAGCTTCGCCTAAAATGGTGTCGTGACCGCGAAGATGTGGAGAGGACATTGAAATACTTTATCCACGATGGAATCGTTCTGCGATTCAATCGGGTGGGTTATAAAACGAAGTTCTTCGCTGTTGGCGGCCACGGCACAC